ACGTTAGGTGTAGCAACTTTAGCACCATCAATTTCACAACCAGAACCACCAAGGAATGATATAAGTGAAGAGTTCTGAATGTAAGGAGATGCTTCAATAACTGGAAGATCTAAGAATACATTTCCAAGTGGGAAACTATATTTGGCACCATCCTGTTCTGTAATTACAGGATCAGGAGTTGTAATAGTACCACTATAAAGAGTAGCACTTGATAATACGTTATCTAATATACCCCAGTTTGTAGTTAATGCAGATATAACGTTAGCACACTCAGGAGCACTTGGGTCTACTGTAGTTGATCCAAGTCCAACAGGAGCAATCTGTGAATAGAAACCTGGTTCTAAATCATTTCTAATTGCTTTGATTGCTAATTCTTTAGCGTATGCAAAAATAGCACGAGTATAATCTACTTCCTCAGTAACGTGTGCTATAGCACCACTGGAGATGTATAAGTTTGCAGCTTCAACAATAGAAGAGTTACCACCATATCTCAAATCATATTGGAATGCTCTAAGAATATGTAATATATCATCAAGACACTGTTGATCACCAGGTGAGAATGTTCTGGTTACACCATCTAAGTTTCCATATGCACCATCTGAACCTAACGCGGTTGTTAAGGTGCTGAAGAATGTTGTGACAGCAGATACTACGTTAGAACAAGTTGGATTAGTTGCAGCCGTATCTGTAGCATGACTTAGACTATCATTAACAATTGCTTTCTCAACAATAGAGAATAATGTATCTACTGTTGATTTGTGAGAAGCACATCCATCTCCACTGACTGTAATAGTTAAATCTTTAGTCTGTGTATATCCATGCCAACCTTTGACGTTTACAGTTTCGTTAGAAATTACCTGTTGTGTGATATCACTTGCAATCTCCATGACTGCACGAGCATAAAATTCTTCTCCATCTACATGAGGAGTTCCTACAAAGTAACCTGCGTGATCGTATACAGCATCATTACCACCATGACCTAAGTTGTAAGCAACAGCTCTACAAACATCAGAAACGTCATCCTTACAATCTTGATTGTGGTTAGGAATTGTAAATCTTGCAGCTGCAATTGGGTCAGTTGCACGAGGATATTTCTTGGTGCTCTGATCGCCATGAGTACAACTCCACTGTAATGATTCTTGTGCAATTCTAACGGTAGATGTAGCATGACTAATAGCATTAGAAGCAGAACTTACATAAGTGTGAGTTGTAGTATTAGTGGAAGGAACTGTATCTAATGTTTGAACATCAAATGTATTCTGAGTTACATTAGAAATGATAACCCACTTATTCGCGATTGGATCGGAAGAACGAGGATATGCAGTTGTGCCACCACTACCATGAGTACAACTAAAGCTTATAGCACCGACATCAAATCTAACTTTATCACCAACAGCAAATCCATGATTTGCAACAGTGACTGTCATAATACCTGTATTAGGATTATAAGCACCATCAGTAGAAGTATGTCTGGTTGGAGCTAACAATTCATTAGATCCAATAGTTACTACCATATCTCCTGTTGAAGGATTATATGTTGAACCAGATGGAACGTAATTTAAGATTGTAGAAGATGTTGCTCTCTTAACACCATTAGTAACAGCACTTATGAATGTGTGTGCATAGTTACCACCAGTTATAACTGAGTTATTAAGTGCAGACTGATATGTGTGTGCAGTTGAGTTAGAAGAAATACCAACGTCAATAGTAATTGTAGTACCACTTGTTGCTACGATAGGAACTGAAGTGTTGTATGACTTATCACGTTTCTGTTGGATTCCATTACTAACAGCTGATACGAATGTATGTGCATCAAGGTTAGTAGATGGAATTGTAGATAGAACTTGAACATCAAATGTTGTTGAAGTTACATTGAAAACCTTCTGCCACTTATTAGCAATATGGTCAGTGTTTCTTGGATATGTTTTTTGTGCAGCAGGACCAGTAGCACCGTTATATCCACAACTGAATGTCATGGAGTTTTCTGCAATCTTAACCCAATCACCATTTCTCATTCCATGAGCAGCAGTACAAGTAACACTCATGATACCTGTATTAGGATCGTAAGTTGTACCGTTAGTTGCTGTATGATTATCAACAAGTGCTCTTGGATAAGAGTGCTCAGTTGCATAGTTATCTTCAGCACACTTAAATGTTAGTGCACCTGTTGTAAGTTTGATATGTTCTTTAACACGACTCAATCCATTGTTAGTTGCAGATACAAATGTGTGAGCATCACTAACTGATAATGGCACACCACCAGTAGTGTCAAAACTGAATGTATTCTGTGTTACGTTCCATATATTGATCCACTTACCATCAATGTATTGACCAGCTTTTGGATAAGATTCTTGACCACCACCATTATAAGGGCAGCTCATAGTTATAGAACTTTGAGCAATATTAATCTTGTTTCCTTCTTGGAATCCATGATCTGTAATAGTAACAGTCATGACACCTGTAGCAACATCTAATGTTGCATTTTCTACAGTATGAGAGGTAGGAGCTTCAAGTGTATGGTTTCCTATGGTAACTTCAACAAGACCCGTTGTAGGGGTATATACAGCGTTTGTAGGAGTAAATGTGACTGGAGGTGTAGTACCTACGTTGATATCAAAAGTATCTTGTGTAACGTTAGAAACACTCTTCCAAACATTAAGTGCAGGGTCTGTTGCTCTTGGATATGTGTGCTTGGAATAGTTGTCATCCATAGCACAAGTAAAGGTCAATGAATCCTGTGCAACCTGTACCTTCTCACCTACTGTGAATCCATGATTAGGAATTGTTAATTGTAATACACCTGTAATTGGTTCATAAGATGCATTGGTTACTGTATGATTTGTAAATCCAGTATCGTTATAAACTACTGCTCTGCTGATAGCAGTCGCTGTAGCACTTACAAATGTATGTGCAGTAACATCAGTTTTAGCAGGACCAACATTAACTTTAATATTATTAGCATCTACCTTACGTACACCAATATACTTGTTATAGTATGGATCTGTTGTACGAGGATATGTCTTCTGAGCACTGTTGCTATCTGAAGCACAAGTAAAGGTTAATGAATTAGCTGCTATTAAAATTCTGTCTCCATCAACAAATGGGTGAGCATTAATAGTAATGATCATCTCACCTGTAAGTGGATCATAAACAACATTTGAAGGTTGCCACTGATATGTGCTTAAACCTTGGAATGTATGTGGAGTAGTATTTGTTGGAGTAGTACCATTAAGTGCATTAATAGTAATATCATTTCCATTGACTGCCTCAACTGGAGTCTCAGTCATACTAGAAACAAAACGTTCTACTGCTTCGTTAGATATAAATGTGTTGTTAGCATTAATTAAGTTTGAAGCATCCTGTGTTTTATTAGGAACTAGTCCATATACTGCTCTATCTAATGTAATTGTAGTATTAAAGAACTGAGTATGAAGTGTATGAGGATGCCTTAAAATTGGTAAGTTACGAATTACCTTAGCAGCATATGCTTTTGCATAATTGAATGCAGTAATATACTTACTTTGATTACTTGTAGTTACTTGTTTTAGATAGTAATTAGCAGCATCATATACTCTATCATTACCACCCCACTTGAGGTTGTGATAAAGTGATTTCTGTAAGAAGTCTTTGATGTCATCAGTACATGCTGTATTACCTGTAGGTACACTATAACCAGTATCAGCAACCATCTTCTCGACAGCTACTTCAGCAATCATCTCAGCGTTAGCAGCTAGTAAATCAGCAGCATCGCCTTGTTTGTTATTTACTGGGAAACTATTTGGAGTTCTAAATGGTTTTCTTATATCTTGGAATGTACCGTCAGTTCCAGTGGTACCAGTTGTAAGAGAAGTGATACCTAGATCTAATACAAATGTTCTGTGATCATATACCTCATCAATAGCCCATGTACCATTAATAGCAGCAGTGGAACTACCTTTAATCTGAACACCAGCAGATACACCAACGTTAACAGTAACTGTACCAGAAGCATCTACTTCTTTAATTGCTAGAGTCGCACCGTATGCAGGATCTGTTGCTCTTGGATAGGTATGAGATGTTGCATGATTATCTCTAGAACATGTGAAACTAATAGCACCATTTGCAATGGTCAATGTATTAGCAGTAGTATAACTATGTGCACCGATTGTTAATACAAGATCACCTGTAACTGGATTGTATGTTGCATCAGTTACGTCTTTCTGAACACTACCCTGTGTAATGGTAATAGCATTAGTTGCTGTACCACCATTATAGATGTGATTATGATTTTGGAATCCTTGGAATAAGTTATGTCCAGTATTAACTTTAACTGTTAACTTATTGAAATTAGTAGACCACTCAGTAATAGGATGATCAAATGTATCTCCTAGTGCTGAGAATGTAGTAGGTCCTATTACTAGAGTACTATTTCTAGTAGAAGATTTTTCATAATGAGATTTAACATATCCGTATGCTTCTTGTGCAATAAATTCTTGGTTTGCTCTGATAGATTCTGCACCATCTCTATAACGATCTGTCTGAGAGATTTTAGTAAATCCATAAGGAGAGTTTCTTAGAGATGCTAAAACATAGTTGCTAGTTGAGATAACTGACTGGTTACCAGTTGGATTAAATGTTGCATTAAATACACTGACAGCAGATCTTACAACAAATTCTAATGCATAACCATCAGCACGTTCTATACGATGTGTAATGTATTTTCTTCCATTAAGATCTTCAACGTTATCCAAAACGGTAACGTTTGATCCACTAGAAGATGCAACATAATTTGTTGATTGAATATTTGGTGTTCTAAGTACAAAAGTAACAGTTAAAGCAGAACTATTATATCTTGCATATCCTAGACCCAATTCACTATTACTAGGTAGCGTAGGAGTTCCAGATCCCAAATCAAATTGTTTGATGTGATATGTCTTACTTAATGAATCACCTATATCACCAGTAGTTGTAAAGTTAAACTTAAGACCACATTCACCAAGTGACTGCCAGTTAGAGAATAATCCAGTAGTTATTCCATTATCTACAGTACTAATAGTAACAGTTACTTCTGCTTCACCAGCTGCAACAGGTGCTAAAGTCCAAGAAGTATTTGTGGATGCACCAAAGTTAATAGCACTACTTTGGAATCCATATAACTGAATTTCTTGCCCTACTTCATAGTCATGGAAATTTGTACCAGTAAGTTTAAATATAACACCGTTATAAGTTTGCTGTGTAGCAAGTGATGTGTCAAGTTGATTTATAGATAAAAGTCTTTCTGCTATTTCAAATCTTTGATATCCTAAACCTGTGCTAGTAAGAGAAAGAGTTACAGGATCATCTGAACCATCTGCAGCTTTGTTTAATGCGTCAGCAGCAGATCCTGCTAGTCTAAACCAGTTAACGTTTTCTTTGTAGATGTAGTATGTTGTACCAGAGATAAGACCATCTATCTTACCCATCTTACTCTCACGATATACTACACCATCACCAGTAGCAAATTGGTGTTGCTCAACAAAAATATGATTACCCTCTGGCATAACTTTACCAGTAGTAAACAGATGAAGTTTAGTATCTGGAGAAACAGCAGTTAAATTTCTAATACCTGTAGTAGCTGTAGTTGTAGTAGCATCTATCCAGAGATCATAAAGTTCTATAATATTATCATCAATTTTTCTTACATAATAAAGAGCATTATCAGCAAGACCAGTAAGTGTAAGAGCATTCTCGTCTTTTTGATAGTATACCTGATCACCAGTTTTAAGTCCATGACCAGTGATTGTAATACGATCTGTTGTAGTATCTACTTTAGTAGCATCAGCAGGGAAAGCAATAGTTTCTCTTTCTGAATTAATTGTGTGCTGATATATTTGGTTAGAGATAGTCTCTAATTCAGGTCTTAATGATTCAGCATCTGATACGTCAAATCTGTCTGATACACTTGGGTTCTGATTATCAGTAATGATATTTGCAGCATCTGCATCATAGTAGATTTGTTCAGCGTCTTGGAATACATCGTTGACACCTGAATTAATTAAAATTACTACGTTACCAGATGAGTATGGTGATGCTACAGGACCTGTGAAAGTAATTGATTCAACAACACCTGTTGTACTGGAAGATCCACCTTGTACGAAGTAACCAACTTGAAGAGTTGTATTGTTACCTGTGTGGTTGGTAAAAGTAATATTGAAAAGGTTATCACCACGGAATTTATCACCAGGAACTGCAGGTATCGACTGAAGTTCTGGTTCGTAGTATAATCTTTGTTTGTCATCAAATACAAACGCATATTTCCAAGTATGGATAACAGTACTTTGTGGATCTGACTGATTCTGTAATGCGTCTCTGAATACAACACCAGTAACATACGTCTCGTTAGACGCTTTAAGCATGTGACGGTCTTGGTTCTGAGGTCTAACAATTACTCGTCTTAAGTTGTCACCAACAAGTGAACAGTTCCTAGGAAGTGTAATTGGGTTATCTTCAAAATATTCACCACCAGATACGATTAGTGAAACGTATTCGTCACTAGGATCTGGTTGTGCTTTCTGTAAAGTATAAGCAATCTGTGCTGCTTTCTTAATTGTTTTAACTGGTCTTGCAGCTGAACGACCATCGTTTAGATCACTACCAATAGTTTGTGATACGTATACACGACCACCAGTGTCATTAGTAGCAACTTTATATACAAAGTCAGTGGTTGCAAGTCTTCTTGACTGATCAGTTAGTGGAGGAGTGTCAGCAGTTGGATAAAATGTCTGTCCAAAAGTGGGACTAGTAACATCTGTATCTTCATAGTTAATTAAGTTAGGTGCACGAAGAGCTAGTGCAGGGTTGATAATTGTTTGAATATCTAAGTTAACAACCTGTGCAGTGTCAGAAATGATAGAACGAGTGGTTCTAATCTGACCTTCTACATCGAGCTCAAACTGTGGATCTGTAGTATTAACACCAACACGAACATTATTTGCTTGGTTTTGGTTAAGGAATAAAGCATCTTTCTCGTTATTACCTGAACCAATAGATATTTCTATACTCTCATCACCTTGGATATTTAAAGATCTTACTCTTTTATATGCTACGGTGTTACCTGCAGCAATTGCTCCTAAGTTACTACTTGTAAAACTTAAATTATCATCATCTACTTTTGATACTGTATATGTGCCATCTACCTCACCGCCTGACGTAAAATCAAGATATAACTTTTCATTGCCTATAAACCCATGGGCAACCGACACGATGTTTACAACACCTGCAGCCGTTCTGCTGTATGTGGCATTCGTCCAGTTTCCTGTCGCCTTTACACCAGAAGCTTCAATTCTCTGTTGATCAGAATTAAACTTGAGACTCATTTATCAATCCTTACGATACGAGTGTAATGTCTAAAATACCAACCCACTTAACAGTGGAACTGGCTGTTACCGATTTAACTTCAAAAGTGAAATATGGAGCAGATCCAATTTGGAAAGCATCTGGAGTAACACTCCAATCTTCTTGTCCTGGTGGATTATTTCTAATAATATTTTCATATACAGCTGCTACTGTAGGAGCTCCTCCAGCTGTGGTTGTCACAACAAGATCATATACACTTGCATAAACATAAGTGTTATTTGCTGTATCTTGTCCAAATACCCTTGCCTTTATGAAAGCAACTGTGTTTGCAGCTAAGGCTGCACTATTACCTGCTATGGCAGTAGCACCATCAAGAGTTAACTGTAATGTGTTATTAGCACTATCTGTTACTCTTTTGACGATATACTTGTCATGTGACGCATCAGTGAAATTATCACTGGTCATATGAATAGCAGAGATGTTCTTAAGTTCTAAACTTGTGTTGAGAACTTCTTTAGCACCTACTGAGTATCCTCCGACTGATGAAAAATTCTTTGTTGGCATGACGTTATATTACCTCAGGTTTATTTATACCTTGACTTTAGTAGTTGTGAATCTACCAGTAAAGGTTGATGACGATGTTGCTTCAGATGATTTGTTCAAACTGATGTTAACATTGTTACCAACTACAGCAACTGTAGCGTCCATCAAATCATTATCTGAGGTGATTGAATTAGTCACTGTGTTGTGTGCTGTAGTTCCAGCTGCAGAGCATATGCTAGTCACTTCAAGCATATGTACTTTACCATCGTTACTTTCAATAGTAACAAGAGTTTTTGCACCCTTGTATGCTGTTTTATCAAACTGAATGATAGTTGCATTTGATGCGAATGATGTTAATTCACCACCTTCAACACGACAATCATCAAGTTCTACAAAGTCAGCAGTAGAATCAAATATAGTTAAGTATGATGTAGATCCACCATTCCATCCTCTATTAATTTTCCATCCTGCTTCAGAACCATTAGCATCCAAATCAATGAATGGTTTAGAATCTAATCTAGTTGTATAGTTCTGTCTCAATACATCATTTCTTGATATTGGAGATGATGCACCAGAGATAGTTTCAACTTTAATTGTTATGTCTTGGTCTGGAGTTAATCCACCAACAGCGGTACCTGCAATAGTTATAACTTCACCAACTTCATAGTTAGTACCACCGTTGTTAACAGCGACTGTAGTTACAGTTCCGTTAGCATCTGTTGTTATATCTACAGTCAATCCAGAACCTTCAATCTGAGCAGAAGTTGTGGCTGAAGTAACAGTTGTAGATGGTGTATATGAAGTTGCAACTTGTGTCAATGAAGCAGCCTCCAATGTAGCAACAACACCTTGTGCAGGTACATTTCTAAATCTTAAACCACCAGTAACTTCAAAGTCTTTTTTATTTCTGACAGATACGATAGTTGAACCAGAAGACTTAACATTTAATGGGTTGATGTTAAAACTTGTACCATCAATATTGAAAGAGTTTGGAATGGTATGTAGGAATGCAGTGTCTGGATAAACAATACTTGACATGTTACCTTTAAATGTCATGGTAGTTTTGTTTATCGCAAGGTGATTTTCACCTTCTGCAAAGAATTCAAATGTATCTTCATCTGAACCAGGTGATGCTTCAGTTAATATGTAAGTATCTTGGTCAACGTCTCTAACACCACCAAGAGAAACAAAGTCAGTTCCGTTATATCCTTCAAACTGTAATTGAGTAGTATTATATCTAATAGCACCTGGTCTACGATCTAAAGCATTAGGACGTTCGTTTGTAGTACCTGAAGGAACTACGAATGAACCTGTAGTATTACAAAGAATATCAGAACCTGCTGATGGTTTCAATACAACACCAGAACCATCTATATCAGTAACTGTAACCGTTCTACCACTTCCACCACCAGCTGCAGTGATTGTAAGAGTATCACCTACAGAATAATTCTGACCTTTTGCAACAACTGTGACTGCTGAGAAATCTCCACTCGCTACAGTAACTGTTACAGTACATCCAGTACCTGCACCATTACTTGTTGTAGCAGTTGCAGTATAAGTTCCATCTGTATATCCAGATCCAGTTCCTGTAACTGTCAATGCAAGAATTTGACCGAATGAACGAGTAGCAGTAGAACTATTGTTCTGAACTGTGTTATCAACTAAACGGAGTAGACCAGCATCAAGATTACCTGTAAATGTAGCATCACCATTCTCTGTATCAATTTTGAATGTTTCTGTAGTACCATCTGTAATAGAGAAATCTACATTAGTTCCACCTTTAAATACAAAGTTACCTTCTCCTTTGGTGTCAAAGTTAAGAGGAACGCTGATATCTGTACCACCAGTTGTGATAGTATTTGTAGCATCAATCTCAAGATTAGTTGCTGCAGAACCTATCTGAACTTTGTTAGTGGAACTATCTATTTTAAAGAATGGTGTGAGACTATCAGGAGTAGCGTCAACTTGGAACTTATGGATGTCTATACCATTAGCACCAATAGATCCCTTGGCAACTCCTGCAACAGAAATACCTATCTTATCAGCATCTAATCTATAAAAACCAGTTGTATTTGAGTTGAAAAGAGAAAGTGAAGGTTCAGCTGCAGTACCATCTAATATTTGAATCTTTGTTCTCTTTATATCACTATCTGCACCGTCAACATTAATTCCTGCATTGAAGGTTCCCAATCCAGTAAAGGTAGATGTACTTCCAACAGATAGCGTTGTAGTACTTGCAAGACTTGTCTGAGAGGATAATGCATAAAAGGCTCCATTACCACTCGCACTAATATTCCAGTTACTTGATGATATTTGTCCGTCAGGAGATACAATAGTATTTGAACCAGTAGGACCTAAAGTTAATCTACCGTCCTGTCCAAGTTCAATTGATTTCGTTTGATTTAAAGTTGCAATGGTTATGTTTAAACCAGTACCTTGAGTTTCCCCAACAGCAACTTCACCCAATATTAAAGTATCATTTAATTCAAATCCATACCCACCATCTGATACAGTGACTGAAGTTGGAACTCCAACACTAGCAACAGTAAATTGGAAACCAGATCCACCTCCACCACCAACAGTTGCATCATCAACACTAAGAACATCACCAATTTGATAACCTGATCCAATAGCAGATATATCACTTACTGTAGTAATACCAGTTTGAGCACCAGATAATGTGTAAAGGAAACCACTACCAGTTCCACCTGCATCGTCTGCATCTACAAAGAATGTATGTCCAACAGCGAAGTTACCACCAGTTCCTTGGTTAACAATAGTAGCAGCAGTGACCACACCACCAGAAATAGTAAGGTCAACTGTCATTCCTTCTCCAGACTGACCTGCAGCACCAGTAGTAAATGTGATTGTACCACCAAGACCCATATCAGCACCATGCTGTACGCATCTATAATCAGTAGTTCCTTCACCAGCTACAGCAGATTGTGCACCAACCACAACCTCCCAATATGATCCAGCTGTACCAGCAGTACCAGATTGTCTAGTTATTACATTAGTTGCGGTTCCTAACTGTAGGTTATGGTTATTATTACTTGCATCGCTAGTGTCAAAATGATATGTATTATTGTCAATTAAACTGAAATCTGGTGCTTCAGTTCCATCAATTACCCATCTATATGCACCAGTTTGAATTGTAGCAATTCCTGAGGTAGCAGTACTAGTTCCACCAACAGCATTCTCTGTGTTTGCATCTTGGAATGTTCCAGTTACATTGTCTAAGAAGATATATGCATTACCAGAGATATCTGTTCCAGCTGCTGTAACTGTACCAGTTGCATTACTTACAGATCCAGTAACAGTTTCACCAACTTGGAAAGGTCCGTTGGTAATTGTGCTGTCTATATTAAGTTTAACTCTAGTAACAACAGTAACTGTCTTTGTAGAAGTAGGAGTGTTTCTAAGAGTTGCGTTGACTAAGGCAGTGTCAGTATATCCAGAACCACCGTTAGTAATTGTACCTGAAAATCCTGGTATGAGGAAAGTTGCAGTAGCAGATATACCTGCTCCAGTAGTTGTGAATCCTACGTTTTGATATGTGCCAGGTGTATATCCAGATCCATTAGATGTGATAGATCCAGTTAAAGATTGAACAGTAACTGAAAGAGTAGCAGCAGCACCTGCACCACCAACAAATGTTAGTGTAGGAGCAGATGTATATCCATCACCTGCTGAGTTGATAGTACATGTTGCAATTCTACCAGTCAGTTCGTCTAATGTTACGTTAAATGATGCTGGTGTAGTACCACCTGCACTTACGTCAATTGAAGGAAGGTTTCTATATCCTAGACCTTGAGTATCTAAACTTACAGATTCTACAGGGAAACCAACAACTGCAGTTGCAGCAGCACCTGATCCAGTTGTGTCTGCAGCATCACGAGTAATTGTAACTGTCGGTGTAGTGGCAGTTGTGTATGAACCAGCAACCCCGATGCTAAGTGTCCCAACAGCAAAACCTGGTTTAAGGTTGATGTTACCACCTGCACCTGATCCAGAGTCTGCTAGTGTACCTGCGATAGAAGCACCGTATCCAGTACCTGCATTACTGATAGATCCACCATCAATAACTCCACCAGTTTGAGTAAGAGTTACTACAGCAGTTACACCTATAAAGTATTGACTTAGAGATCCAACTCCAGTTAATGATAGTTCATTTCCTGAATTTGCATTTCCCTGTGATGATGCAACCTTAATAGTATTAGAATCAACAAATATTGCATAATAAGTACTGTTGTGTGTCAAACCACCGATAGCAGTTGCAGACGCATCAAGTGTTTGAGCGTCATACGTCATCTGATCACCAGTTTCAAACGTATGGTTATTGATTGTAATAGTATTAGCAACTAAGTCTACAGTAGTTGCACTAGCACTGAATGATTGTTGTGGAGGAGCATCAGCAGTAAATGTAGGACCAGCGTAACCAGTTCCACCTGCTAAGATCTCAATCTCTGCAACTCTAGAACCATTTGCTAACGCAGCAGTAACAGTACCACCACCAGATCCACTTAATGCTACAGTTGGAGCAGCAGTATAAAGACTTCCTCTTGCACCTGCATTCAAGGTAACAGTTGCTAGAGAACCAGTGGTTGCTAAGGTTGCAGTAGCAGTTGCTATTGTATTTGGGTTTGATGTAGCAGTAACAGTGTGTACACCACCAAAATATCCAGAACCTGCAGAAGCAAGGTTAACTGTACCTATCTGATTTTGGAAGACAACGAATGATCTTGTAGAGAAACATGATGCTTCAGATGATCCAAAGAGAGTAGAATCATTGAATCCAGTAATGTTTAGAACACCTTGTACTGTACTACCAAACGCAGTTGACTTATTAACATCAAAGTAAACTGCTTCTTTAACGATTGTTTCAGCGTTAACAACAAAGTCTTCGTTACCAGAAGGGTCAACGATTACCTGACCTGTTGTTGAAGTAATACTGTTACCTGCTAGACGTAAGTTACCAGTCTCAATATATGCAGGATATATGTTAGTAGTACCAGTTCCATCACTTAAAGTAATGTTTGCAGCAGACTGAGCTGTTGATGTGGCCGCGAAAGATACGTTACCAGTCTCTTGGTCTACAGAGAATGCATCACCAACACGGAAGTCACCGTCTTGGTCTGTAGAAGAAAATAGAACTTTACCGCTATTAAGTTCTTCTACTTCATTTGCCTGTACAGCAAGAGAAGGGTCATTAGTATAGTCAGACTGAGCACCAACATAACCAAAGTTATGTGCAGTCAATATAAGTTTTACACCAGAACCGTCTGCCTGTACACCTTTCTGTCCATATACACATGCAGATGCAACTGAACGCATCTCAGCACCAAACTGAGAGTAGTCAGCAGTAGTTACAGCTGTAGCAGAGTCACCACCACTAGAACGAACGTCACTGATACCACCAGAACTATCTGTGAAGGTTGTAGTACCGTCTGTATCGTTTGAATGAAGTAATAGTACTGTATTCAAGTCAGAACCATATTCGCTTGTTGTAGGGGTGAATGCACCAGTGAATCTAGCAGCACCCTTACTAACTCTTACTTCATCTATATGTCCATCAAATTCTTCGGCAGGTGTAGCAGCATAGTTACTACCAACTCTTACTGGTTTGGTAGTTCCATAGTCGTTAGTATCAGCACCTGTCCCTAGTTCTGTTCCATCAAGGAATAATTTTGTTGTACCGCCGTTTCTAGCAACAGCAACGTGATACCAAGTACCTGTAGCAAGAGTACCACCACTACGAACTGATGCGTTACCAACACCAAAATGAAGTGTAGTACCATTCAAATAAAGTTTTGGTGCAGTATCTGTAGCACTGGTATCTCTTAAATCAAAGATATGCTGTATTCCAGTTACACTATTAGGTCTGATGAATGCTTCTATACAGAAGTTTGCTGTACCAAATCCAAAGTCTTCAGAGGTTGGTACAGTTAGAGCATCCTCAGTTCCGTCTAATAATATAGATGCTGTTCCAAATTTCTTTTGTGCAGTGTCAATTTGGGTGTCACCAAATCTACTTGTTGCTTTTGCTGATTTGGTAGTAGTAACAAATTCCCCAGTTCCCTTACCATTAATATAAACGTAAGTACCATCATTACTGTCAAGCACACCACGAGCAACGACTTTCTTATAAGTTACGTTACCAGATGCTATAGTTCCTGATGAACTATCAGTAAGTGTAACAACGTTGTTATCTACTTTAGTAACTTGATAGAAGTTATCTGTAGCACCACCACTAATAAAATCTGCATAGATGTAATCATTAGTTGATAAACCATGTCCAGTTCTTGTCAGTGTAACTGTAGTACCAGATCTTGCATAAGTTCCTGACTGGAAACTATCTTCTAACTGATATGCAACCTCAGATGCAGAGAATGTACCACTAACACCAGAAAGTTTTAAACGAGTTTTACCAGTACCAAACTTACCAGTAGCACCTTGTATACCTTGTATACCAATAGATGCAAAATAGTTGAAGCAATTTAACCACTCTACACGAACACCGTTAGTTACCTTAACACCTATTTGATTCGGAGTTATAAATGTACACTCGTTGAATAGTACAGAACAATGCTGTGATGCTGCTGCATACTGTGCACCATCTAACTTAGCACCACGACCTGCATCTCCCTGTGTGTATCCGTAAGGATCTGAACCAGATGTTACACTACCTTTGGTAGCAACTGTAACTCTTTCGATATATGGACTCTTAACTGCGTCAACATTTGATGCTAAAACAAATGCATATCCTTCATCAGCACCACTGTTGTATAAAAAATCTTTGATTGTCAAGTCAGAGATATGTACATCTCCAGCTATGATAAATGCGTTATTATCGTTTGTTGCTCCTGTGGGTTTTATAGATGTAGATCTTAAGTTTGTACCACGTACAGTCACACCATCAGGTACAGTCATTGGGAATGCTTCCTGATATTCACCAGGTGCAATGATAATAGTATCTCCACTTGTAGCTACACCAAGAGCTGCAGTAACTGTTAAGAATGGAGTATCTGGATGCTTACCATTATTACCACCATTTGCTAATGTGGCAGAATCAGAACCAACCGTAGCAACATAAAAAGTATTCCCCTGACCATTCGTGATGTCAGAAGAAAGCATGGTAGTAACCACCTCACCCGTGTTGGGTTTCTGGTTTGCTACCTCTATTATATTTGATCCATTTCTAGCGTATAGTTTTCTATCCGCTATATTAAGAGCGACTTCTCCGTCTTCTAAATTAGAAGTCGTCGGGACTGCTGCTGCTGTCGTCGATCTCTTTAGTTTGATTCTCGTTGCCATCTAAGTCATTCTCAGATTGTTGTTCAGTTTTCATACTATTTAACTGACTTTGTAAGTCTTGGATTTGTGCCTCCATCATTACATTTATCAGTGTCAATTCAGAAATTTTCTTTTGTAATGTGTTAATAACAATTTGTGCATTCATGATTGTTTAATATCAAAAAGTTCCACCGTCTATGGTGTCAGTCCATACAGGTACACCCGCTGCAGTAACGGTCAATACTTGGAAGGAAGTTGTCGCATCAGCACCTGTGCCAGGTGATGCCATGTTTGCTTCTGCAGTTACCTGTAAAGCACCTGTGCCATTACCATATAGGATACCTTTGGATGTAAATGTTCCTGCACCTGTTCCTCCATACTGAACCTCAAGGTCAGTATCAAGTTCTAGATCACCTAAAACAACGGTACCACGTTGTGTGACACCGAATACAGTGTTGTTATCTGTTGCTTCTTCAATAAATGTCCAAGCACCAGCTCCATCAGCACCACCTGTACGGTCATAACCAAAGAAACCAAACTTGTTAGTTCCAGAAGCATTATAGTGGATCTTAACACCACGATCTAATGCATCGTCAGCACCACTTACTGTAACAAGGACAGAACCAGCTGCCATTGTTTGAGTTAAGTTGTTGTTTAAAGTAACTGTTTTAGTTCCTGCGTTGATAGCACTAATAGTTGTGCCATTAGCAATACCAGTTGTAGTTGAGGTAACAGAGTCACCAACTTGTAGTTGATCTACAGCATCTACAACAACGTCTGCCTGTGACCCTGCTGCTGATGCAGTTAGAGTAACAGGAGTTGTTGGATCTCCTAATTCGATTGTAGGATCATTAACTGACATTGAAGCAGAGTTCACTGTAGTTGTAGTTCCATCAATTTGTAAGTCACCTTTGATGATAACAAGACCACCCGCATCAGTTGTGGGGTCAGGGTCAAGTATCAATTCTTGAACAGAGTTAATTGTTGTGATTGAGTTACCATCAAGTTTTAGGTTGTCAATCTCAATAGAACCAGTCTGAGATGTGCTTCCAGCTATGGTTGTAGATCCATTAAAGGTCACTCCATTCTGGAAAGTAGTTGTTGAGTTAACTGTTAGAGAATCTCCAGCTGCTGTTCCAAGTGTAGCACTGTCATCAACATTCAAGTCTTTAATGTATGCTGTCTTAGCAACACCAATACCACCATCAAATGTAACACTAGCAGTATCAACGTTAGCTGCATCTGTAGTGTTTGCAAAGTTTACCTTACTAGTTGATGTAGTTCCAACCTCAATGTCAGCACCATCAATTTTTAGTTTATCACTTGTTGTCTCATCATATGTGATAGAAGCATCTTTGTTGGTACCAAAGATTAGTTTCATATCGTCAGCGATACGCAAGTCGGGGGTTCCTGTTACTCGCTTGACGTCTAAAACTGCATCTGAATCATTGAATGAGAACTCTACATCTCCTGTAGTTCCAAATTCTAGTTCCTGACCATCTTCAATTACGATTTTACCTGTTCCATTTGCACGGAAGATTAAATCGGTATCAGTGGTTGATGTTGTGATGACATTGGCATTTAGTTGTATATCATCAACTAACCAATTGTCAATTTTTGAATTACTATCGACTAGTACAGATGAACTAGCAGTAAGTGTACCTGTGACATGATCTAACATGTCCATAAAGTATCTACCACCTACAATCTGTGCAGCACCATTGTTGTCTCCAACAAATAGTCTGTCTCCTGCGTTTGCCTGAGTTCCGTTTGCTCCAGTAGTAATGGCGAGTTCACCAAATGTAATACTACCAGGTGCGGTTGAACCAGTACTCCTTTTAATTAGAATATTGGATGCCATTAGAAGCTACCCCCATTTACTGTTATGTCGTTTAATACGTTAGTGGCCACAAATCTTGTTTGTGCTGCATCATATACAAGGACTGAACCATTTGCTAATCCACCTTGTGATGTGTCTGTCAAATCTACGTCTGACATACCGCCAATCGTGCCACCGCCACCTCCTGTAGCGACACGAGTGACTCTTGGGACTGATTGGTCTCCGAATCTTAGTCTTGCCATTTAAAGTGTTACTCCCTCAAGTACGCTTACTGAACCTTCTAAGACTCTGGATTTAAGTCCAGTGCTAGAAGTTATTACGACGTCATATACATACCTTCCACTTTTCATAGCAGAGGTCTGGGTATTGTTTAGAGATAGTTGTATTCTTCCACTTGTAGCAGGAGATAATACTGCAGCAGTTACAGTAG